ACATTTACCAATTTCCCCACCATGATATGTTAAGCGGTATCTGATACTACATAACACATATGTGTTACATGATTAATAAATGTTATCTTCCTAGTTGAAATTATGGATAAAAATGATAGGCGAATTACATCACAAAAATAATTAATAAAATATATAAAAATTTTATATGTTTTTTGTAACTTTTAAATATCCTTATCTAATTATATAATGTAAGGTTAATACAACAAAATAAAATTAAAAAGTGAGGTAAATTATTATGATTAATGCAAACACAATTATTAACAATTTAAAGGAATCAATGAACATAGAAGGTATTCCATTTATGGAAGGTAGAACACCTGCTGAATTAACAACAGGCGAGGTTGTTACATTATGTGACTATGGATTCATTGAGGGTAAAGATGGAAAATATGTTGTTTTCATGACAAAGGAAAATGATAAAAACTTCTATTTCGGCGGATTAGTTTTAACTCAATTATGTGAGCAACTAGACCAATATTCAGATGAAGAAATCACCGCAGTATTAGAGCAAGGTATTCAATTTACTACTGAAAAGAAGAAATCAAAAAACGGCAGAAATTACACTAAAGTAATATTAATATAGATAATAAGAGGGGTAACTCCCTCTTTATATAAAAATATCAAATACTAAATGCTATAATCTTAAATACAATATACTTTCTTTTAAAATAATAGGAAAAGGAGAAAAAGAGTAATGATTGAAAATTTAATATCAATACAACAAGAATATGAAAATTATTTAGAGGTTTGCAAAATTACAAAAAAGAACAGGAAAAAAGAAATACTAAAATTAGAAAAGTTAATCAAATTAAATGACGAAAACGGAATTGACACAACTCCAATAATGGAGAAATTAGAATCAGTTGAACAAGAATTTATAGAAACTGACAAAGAAATAAGCAAAGTCAAAAAAGTAATATTTAGAATAGGCGTTTGCATTAATATAATGATGGGCGGAGATTCAGAAGTTATTGAAACTCCACAAGAATCATTATAATAATATTTTATATAAGACAGTATTTAAAAATACTGTCTTTTTTATTGTAACTTTTAATATTATCAATCGAATTATTAAACGTAGGTAATGAATATTGAATTATTCTTATTTAATCTGGAAACAATAGTGAAGAGCTACCGGATAAATATTGCTAGTTGTTATAGTGGGAATAAATAGTCATATATCTACATTTTAAATTGAGCGTATGGAAATAGTACAAGCTATATAAGACATACGCTCACTTTAAAATATTATTATAATTAGGAGGTATAAACAATGGCTTTTAAAACATTAGAAGAAGCAAACGCTTATGAGTTAGAAATGGAAAAGAAATATTCAGATTTATCAACTGCTCATGAAGGATTAAAAACAAAATTAACAGATATTGAAAAAAAGAATGATGATTCAGTAAAAGAAATTGAGCGATTAAAAGCAAAAAATTTTGAATTATTTGAGCTAGTTTCAACATCAAATAAAAATACTAACAATGATAATGAAGAGGATAATACAGAAAATGAGTCTTCATTAGATGATGTTATAAATGATTTTATAAAATAGGAGGATTCAATATGTCAGATAATGTACAAATTATTAATGCGTTAAGAACAGGGGCGTCATTAGAGTTTCAAACAAGAATACCAGTAGCAACAAAAACAAATATGGAAAACATTCTTGAAACGGTAATGACATACAAACAAACCAAGGAAGAATTTACAGATTTAATATTAAACAAAATTGTTAAAACTGTAGTAATGTCTAAACTATACACTAATCCATACAAATTTTTCAAAAAAGGTGAAATGCCTTTTGGGAAAACTATCGAAGCTATTTTCGTGGATATTATAAAGGCGAAATCATTCAATGAAAATTTTGGAGATAGTGAAGCAAGTTCTCTATTAGGAACAGAGATTCCAAACTTAAAACTGGAATACTATTCAAAGAACTATGAGCACAAATATAAGGTAACTATTAAAGATGTTCAATTAAGAACTGCATTTTTAAATCCTAACGGACTTCAAAATTTAATAGACGAGCTTATAACATCTGCATTAACATCTGCGGAATATGATGAATATTTGTTAATTAAATCATTACTAAATACTGTAAAAATTAAAGAAAATGTTATTACTGGATTTGGGGATTTATCAGAAAATGAACAAGCTAAGAAATTAACAAAAGTATTAAAAACTTATATTGGGTACTTTGGATTCCTAAGAAAAGACTATAACACACAAGAGGTTCACACACATTGTAAACCAAAGGATATCGTAATTTTAGTTACTCCGGAAACATCTGCAATGGTAGACGTTGAACTATTAGCAAGTTCATTCAATATCGGTAAAGCTGAAATCGAAGGAAGATTGGTTTTAATTGACGGATTCGAAAAATATGAAACTGGTGATACTGGAACAATGATTGCAGATGATGATACATTGGCTATTATATGCGATAAAGACCTAGTACAATTTAGAGAATCTCTAAATACATCTGAATCATTTAGGAATCCCGACCAATTAGCAACGAATATCTTTTTCCATAGACATGGAAGTGTTTCAGCGTGTGGTTTCGTAAATGCGGTTAAAATTAAAAAGGCATAATTAAATAGGAGCATTTATTGCTCCTATTATTTTAATAAATGAGGTGATAAAATGAGAGGGACATATTATTTATGTAACTGTTATGAACTAGATATAAATCATAACCATACGGTAGATTTTAATTCTTTAGAATCACAAATAAATTGGTTTATGAAAAGACATGTAATAAAAATAGATGAAACGCAATTTCATAGAAAAGATAATTCTATTACAGTTCCAAGACACATTGATAAACTAAAATTTCTTAATTACGTTCTTACTAAAAATTCAGAAGATGGAAAAGTTTATTTCTATTTTATATATGACAAAATATATGTAAGTGAAAATGCAACAAAACTAATACTAAAATTAGATGTAATACAAACTTATTTATTCGATATTAGATGGGGCGAATTCCAAAGCAATATTGAGCGTATGCACACTAAACGTTATGATTCAAACGGAAACATTTTAAAGAATGATTTGGTAATTCCGGAAAATTTAGAAATTGGAGAATATATAGAAGTTAATAGAACTACAATATATGATTATAATTCTAGCGGTGGGTATATAGTTGCGTCAAGTGAAAAATTATCTGCAAAAAATGGAGGTTCAACTTCCGGGGGTAGTAATGGAAGCAACTTTAATGAAGGAATTCCAAGTGCTAAACTTTTTAGATTTTTAAAAGGTTATGAAGCGTTTGGAGAATATCCATATCGTGATTCCGGAGGAGTTCTTACTTATGGATACGGAGTTACCGGAGCGGAACAAGACAAATATAATTCAATGTTGCCACCGCCGGTTTCGGAACAAAAGGCAAGTGAAGTATTAGCAGATATTATAATTAATAATTATGCTTATTCTGTATATAATCAAATGAAAAAAGATGAAGTCGACTTTACAAAAATAAAGCAACAACATTTTGACGCGTTTGTTTCATTATGTTATAACGGTGGACTTGGAGCAGTTACAAAATCACCAATGTACACTAAATTTAAACTTAATCCATATGATGATTCAATTTATAATGATTGGTTAACATGGTACATTAAAGACAATGCAGGGAATACTTTACAAGGATTAAAAAACAGACGTAAAGCAGAAGCAAAAATATATCAAAATAATGAGTTCGAAATGAAACAAATTTTAAAAATTAATTCTTCCGGGAATTATGAGGGGTATGTCGAAGGTGACGGATTCATTCCGGATATATTTAAAGAAACGGAAAATGAAATAGGAGTTAAACTTGTAAATTCTGCAAGAAAACTAATCGGAAAACCTTACGTATGGGGAGGAAATTATCCGCCAATCGGAAATGACAACGGAACAGATTGCTCCGGATTAATGCAATGGGCGTTCAATGATAACGGATTGAAAATTACTAGAACGACATACACACAAATAAAAGAAGGTAAAGAAGTTAGTCAATCAGAAGCACAATTAGGAGATTTAATCTTTAGCAATTTTTCATCTCCCGGAACTCCCGAACATGTTTATATGTATAGCGGTATTGTTGACGGTAATCATATGTGTGTCGAAGCTCCTAGAACTGGATTAAATATTAGGGAAAGAAAATTCGAATTTACAAGTGAAATGATAGTGAGGAGGTTAATATAAAATGGCAATAACAAGCGGTAACGAAAGAGATAGTACAAATATAGGTAATATTGCAATAGGTTTATATTATTATTTTGTAGATAAAAATAAAATAAATGAAGCTAATTATTTGGGTTACGCTCCAAGTATAGAATCAATATCATATAATCCATTTATAAATGAAACAGACTTATCATTAAATTTAGCAAATTTTGATGTAGATAGATTTGGAACCCCTTCCGGTGGAATACCTAAATGTTATAGAATAATGTCGAATCCTAAAATTGTTAAAACATTGGGTGAAATTCAACTATTTCCAAATAAATCAGATAAAGGTGAATATTATGAACCAAAAATGAGTTGTTATCCATTTAGATATTTTTTAGTGACAGATTATTATAATCCTCCATTACTAATAAAACCGGAGTTAGTTTACGGTAGTGATAACAAATTAAGGGTAAAAGTGAAAACCGCTCCATGCTCACAAGAATCTAAATATAACATATTTGTTGAAAACTATAAAAAGGACGGTGACGGAAATTTGGAGGGGAATGTAAATAACTCTAGTTTGATGCTTCCGGTTGCAAGTTCTGCATACGCTCAATTTCTTGCAACGAGTTCTGCAAGTTTTAACCAAAATGTAATTAATTCATTGATTGAAAATGACACAACATTAAGACAGGGACAAAATACTGCATTGTTAAATTATCAACAACAAATGACTAACAATGTTATGGGGGGAATAGGAAATTTATTATCGTTAAATTTTGGGGGTTTAGCTTCTAATGTAGCAAATGGCATTTTTGCAAATAAACAACATGAATTAAGTATCTCACAAATGAACGAAACTTCACAAATGAAAGAACAACAAATTAATTCAATGTATAATGCAAAAGTAAGTGATATGTTATCAACTCCAAGAAGTTTAAAAACTTGCGGAAATGATTCAATATTTAATTTAGTAAATTCTTATCAAAAAATAGATGTTATTGAATATGAACCACAATTCGTTTACAAACAAAGATTGCAAGAATATTTTAATAGATACGGATATAATATTTCTAAAAATACTCATATAAATTTTAAGACTAGAAAATATTTTAATTATATAAAAACTATAACTTGCAATATTGGTAGCGCTAGAGTTCCATACAAAGATTTAGAAGAAATTAAAAATATTTTTAATTCCGGACTGACGTTTTGGCACGTTGATAATGGCGCAACAATTGGAAATTATTTAGTAAATAATGAGGAGGTTTAAAATGGGAAAACAGAAAATTTATAATGGATATCGACCTTATATAAAATGGTACAATAAATTTAGTTTACTTGCGTTAAATATGTTTAAGTGGGAAGGACTTCCAAATTCTATAAAAAGTAGACATATAGAAAAAGCTCTTTTTGAATATGGTATGGCTTTTATTTATCATGATAAAGATATAGGATTAGTTTGTTATGGGGCAACTCCAAGCGGAAACTTTAATAGTCATGGGGAGCCAACTCAAATATTTGTTCATAAACATAATGGAGGAATTACTAAATTAGTTTCCGAGGGAGTTTTAATTAGAAATAATGACTTAGCAATTCCCACCGAATATGAGGTAATCGATTATGCTAGAAAAATGAAAGAAGTTGAAATGTCAATTGATTTAAATATCAAGCAACAACGATTTCCATATTTTATTGAATCTAACCCAAATAATCGATTTTCATTAGAACAAGCTTTCAAACAAAAGGAAGATGGAACTCCGGTTATTTTTGCAAATAAAAATTTAGGTTTAGAAAGCCTAAATGTGTTAGCATTAAATACTCCATATGTTGTGGATAAATTAAATCAATATAAATATGAACTTGAACGTGAAGTTTTAACAACTTTCGGAATTAATAACACTTTCGAAAAAAAGGAAAGATTGTTAACAGATGAAATAAATTCTAATAATGATTTTATTGACAGAAATGTCGACATAATGTTTGATTGTAGACTTGAGGGTATTAAAGAAATAAAAGCAAAGTTTGGAAAAGAATTTAAAGTTATAAAGAAAAATGATGTTAATGTTTCACGTGAAACATTAGAGAAAAAAGAAGGTGAAGAAGATGAGTAAATATACACTTGAATTACGTCATATATATGATGATAAAACATATAATTTATTTGATTTCGAATACAATTTATATGATAATGAATTAAAAATATATTTTCAAGAAAAGTTTTTTCAACATTTTATGTTTAATGAGATTGGATTTGAAACAATAGGAAAATTCAAACAAAGATTAAAATCAAAATTAAATGATATTTATCCATACTACCGACAATTATATTTAACAGAAGTAAGAACAAAAAATGTTGATTTTATGTTAAATAAAGATTTAAAAGAATCATTCATTCGTGAGATTGAAGGAACTGGAACAAATGTTTCAAATACAAACAATAATTCAAGTATAAACGGGAACTCTACGACAGAAAATTTTCAAAGTGATACTCCACAGGGAAGGATTGATAACATAGAAAATTTTATGTCAAGTGCAGATAAATCAAAAAATAATAATTCTACTAATAGTTTAGATGAATCAAATTCAAGAAATGAAAGTAATTCAAAAAGTACTGAAAAAACCGAAATGGTTTCACAAGGTAATATTGGTATTACAAGTTCGGCAGAATTATTACAAAAATGGCGTGATGTATTAATAAATATTGACTTGTTAATTTTTGAGGAATTAGAAGAATTATTTATGCAAATATATTAAAAGGAGTTGCAAAAATGAAAGATGAAATAACGTTCGAACAAGTAATTCAATGGGTAGAGGAATTACAATGTCAAAATTCCATAGATTTTCAAGGAATAAAAAATATTAAGGAATCTATAAAAAAATTAAATTCTGAAATTACAAAAGCAAAAAATTTAAATAATTCAATAAATAAAAAAATTCTTTCAGACTATGAAAAAATAAAGAAAATAATTTTAGATGAAAATGTATCAATAACTTTAGATAATAAAATATCAAATGTAAATAAATTACTAAATGATTTAAAATCAAATGTTTACAGTTTAGAAAATGGTCAAGCATTTGAAAAGAAAATTAACGAAAATATAAAAACAATTAGTACGCAATTGGAACATATTGCGACAGAATATAATGTCAAGGATTATGGTGCTAAAGGTGACGGCAAAACAGATGATAGTGATTCGATAAGGAGATGCATTGCTGATTTACCCAATTCTAACTTTATATTAAAATTTCCAGAAGGAATATATATTCAAGGTGATGGAACTAATCCTCATTACTCTGATAGCAACGGAAACTATGGAGGTGATATAAATATAGGTAAACCAATCTATTTTGATTTAACAAATAAATCAAATTTTAAAATAATAGGATATGGAGCAACAATAAAGGCTCACCCTAACAACTCTTGTATTGCAAATAATAGAGGTTTCTCATTTAGTGATTGTGATAACTTATATATTGAAGGAATAACATACGATGGTAATAAAAATAGTAGGCAACCTTGGGGAGGGGATAACTCTGGATATAATTTACAAAATGCTTTTGATTTTAGTAATTGCGATAATATAAATTTATTTAATGTTGTTGCATTGAACTCTGTTATGGACGGGTTCACCTTTAGAGGTTCAGGAGGGACACCAGACACTTATTGTAATAATATAATTATGACCAATTGTAAATCCAAAAATGCTTATAGACAAGGAATCAGTGGAGTAAATGCTCATTATGGTACATTATATGGTTGCGAGTTTTCAGATACAGGAAAAGATTATGGTACTTCCCCAATGTTCGGTATAGATCTAGAACAAGGTTATACTAATTACCAAGACAGAGGACAAAAGAATTGGAGCATTAGAGATTGTATATTTAAAAATAATATAGGTCAAGGACTAGGGTTACATTGGGGAACTTACAACACTTTAGTAGAAGGTAATACTTTTATAAATAATGGAATATATTGTTCTAAAGATACTGAATTTCTTACTGTTAATAACACTATTAGAAACAATGTATTTTATGATACCCCATTTTTTGAAATGCAAGGTGGGGGTGCATTAGTAGAAAACAATACTTTTTATGTTACAAACTATACCAAAATTTCTATAACTGATGCTAATAATGCCTATGATAACGGTAAAAGTAGAAGAAACATATTTAGAAATAATACCATAATTTCAGATTTGTCTAATGTCGACTATGTAAATAAAGAAGTAAAAAACATGAATCAAAACTTCTTTAATGGTGTAACAGACGTTATTAATAATGATTTTGTAAATATGTATTTTATAAAAGAAACTAACACAATTGGAAACTCTTTTAATATGAATGGTATAAGTGAATTGTCAAAATTTGAAGGTAATAGATTTATTTACAATGTTGATATTTCATCTGCTGTAAGTTCTATAGCAATACCTAAGTATGTAAATAGAAATAATAATGAATATGCTAGTGTATTTAATATTGGTTATCATAGACCGGAATATACATCATTAACAAAAAAAGCTATGATATTTGATGAAACTTTAAATAAGGCAATATGGTGGAATGGTACAAATTGGGTTGATGGAGTTGGAAATACAATATCTTAATTCACAATTGACTTATATTGTTCGTATCATAACTTTGTAATTTTTTAAAAAATAATCGAATAAGTAAACGAGGGGTACAACCCCTCAATAATTTAAAAGGAGGAAATTACATGATTAATAAACTTGAACAATCTTGTTTTTTTAGAAACGTGTATCAAATGGAGGATTACACAATTAATCAACTACTATGTTCATTTTTTTCTAAAATAAATGAATGTATTGACGTGACAAATGAATCATTCAATTATTTAGAATGGTTAAAAACGGAAGGATTACAATCGGAAACTTCTGAAATATTAAATTTATGGTTAGAAGACGGAACTCTTGAAAATTTAATTAACATTGATAAATTTAACAGATTATCAACTGAATTAACCGAGAAAGTGAACGATTTACTACAAACTACAAACACAACAATTTCTGAATTATCAAAAACTTTAACCGAACAAATTACAAGACTTGATAACACATTATCAAAAAAGGTTGAGGATATGAAAATAGCAGTTGACACACAACTGGAAGAAAATACTTCATTTGTTAACAATGCAGTTGATAATATGAATCAATCCATGACAGATTTCGAAACTTCTACAAATTTAAAAATTGATAATTTTAAAAATGATGTAAATCTACAGTTAAATGTTTTTAGAAATTTTATAATTTGTACAAACGTAAACGAATTTAAATTAGCATTACAAAAAACGGGAAATAAACCAACGATTATTTATTTAGTAAACGGAACATATACATTAGACGAAATTTTATATATTCCGGATAATACAAAAATTGTAGGATTAGGAAAAGTTACAATTAATGCAAACGGCTTAAATTGTTATTTATCAAATAAAGTCGATGGAACACCTTTAAGATATAACGGAACAAAAAATATTATCATTGAAAACATAATTTTTGATGGGTTAAATAAAGCAGATGGCTTGTCAATGGTGGCATTTGCTCATGCTCAAAATGTTTTAATAGAAAAATGTACTTTCGTAAATCTTCATATGTGGCATATGATAGAATTAAACGCAACTAAAAACGGAATCATTAGAGAATGTCATTTTGAGAATTATGGAAATACGGGAAGTAATGCAACAGAAGTAATACAATTAGATGCAATGATTTCTGAATCACAGTTTCCGTGGTTTGGGGGTTATGATTCAACCGCTTGCCGAAATATTCTAATCGAAAATAATACTTTCGAAAATATTGGAAAATCAGCAATTGGAAACCATTCATTTAAAACGGGAGTAGTTCAAAAAGATATTGTAATAAGAAATAACTTTTTTGACGGTGTTGGAACTTGCATTACATTATCTGATTTCGATAATTTATTAATTGAACAAAACAAGGCATACAATTGTCATGGATTTATCGACTCCTTCTCAGTAAATAATAATTGTGAACATTTAGTGATTAGAGATAACAGATATCAAGGATTTTTTATATCATCAACTGACGGTTTAGGGGACGAAAGATTTGTATCTTTAAACGCTAATGGTAAACCGGAAAATTACACATTTATTGATGTAAGTATAATCGGAAATGATGTTTCTCTTGTCCCATCTCACGCGATAGGATTAGTCGCAGATTATTTAAATATATCAGATAACAACTTTTTTCGTGTCTATAAACATGGTATTTATCATTGGGGCGGTTTTAGTGGTATTATCAAGGGCAATAATTTTAGAGATGTTGGAATGGAATCGACAGAATATAGAAAGGCTATAATGGTCAACGGTGGGGGTGTTCCATCAAAAAGAGTTATAGTTGCAAATAATTCAGTTGCGAATCTAGGAGGAATTGAAGTAAGTGGAACAGTTGAAAAAATTCTAGTTTGTAATAATATTTCAGCAGTTGAAAATAAAGCTAGTGATAATTGCACAGTAGCAAATAATATTAATTAAATATAGGGGGAATGGGAATGGAAATTTCAAACATAATCGACTTAATTTTATCGCAAGGAATATGGTGTGCTATGTTCATCTATTTCCAATTAGATGGAAATAAGAAAAATGACGAAAGAGAAAAAAGATATATTGAACAGATTCGTGAAGGTGCGAAAAGGGAAGATGAGTATCAAAAAATTATAGTACAACAAAATACGGAAATTATTCCAACATTAAAAGAAATTAAAGAATCATTAGGAGGTAAATAAAAATGAATAAGCTCATAACAGTTCTAATTATTTTTGGGCATGGTGGAAATGATGTAGGGGCAGTTGCAAACGGATTATGTGAGAGAGATATTAATATTATACAAGGGAAAGAATGTGGAAGAGTATTACAAGAACATGGATTTATTGTTAAATATGATACTTTAAATAGTGATGTTAATGCTGAGGTAAATATAATCAATAATGTTAATGCAGATGTGACAGTTAATATCCACAATAACGCCGGTGGTGGTGACGGATTCGAAGCGTTTTGTTTTTCAAGAAATAACAAAGCTAAAAATCTATGTCAATGTATAGAAAAAGAAGTTATTGCAATTGGACAAAATTCAAGAGGAATAAAAAATGGAGATAAATTAGCAGTAATTAGAAAAACAACTCCATTGACAATATTAGTCGAAGGAGCATTTTTGGATAGTAACGATAGATTTATAATTGATACTATAGATAAGCAAAAGAATTTTGGAGTTGCATATGCTAAGGGAATTTTAAATTATTTCGGAGTACAATATAACTCAAAAAAATCAGAATCTTTCAATGTATGTGCTTCTGAATTATTTAATGAAAAATGGTATCTATGGGCAAATCCGGACGTTTATGACTCAGTAAATCATGGAGGTTTTGAAAGTGGACATGACCATTATATTAGATGTGGTAAACATGAAGGAAGAAAAAGTTTACCCCCAGTACCAAGAGAGTATAACGAAAATGATTATTTAATGTTAAATCCGGACGTTCTAAATGCAGTAAACGATGGAGCATTTACAAGTGGTATTCATCATTACTTATTACATGGATTTATGGAAAATAGGAGATATTGTAAATAGATTCTAATAGAAAACAAATTTTAAGTTTAGATATTATCGCATATTTATGCGTTTAATCTAAACTTAAAATTTAAAATTTAATAGAAGGGAGATAAAATGGCTTATTATAGTTTTAATAGAATTAATAGTTTTAATGCTTTTATACATTTTATTCTAACCAATAGAGGATTTGGGAAAAGTTATGGAGCGAAGGAAAGGGCAATAAAAAGATTTTTAAAGTATGGAGAGCAGTTCGTTTATATTAGGAGATATAAAACAGAGTTAAAAAAGAATTATATGTTTTTTGATGACATAAAAGGAGCGTTCCCAAACCATGAATTTAAGGTAAATGGAAATACTTTTTATATTGATGGAGTTGTATGTGGTTATGCTATTCCTTTAAGTACAAGTTTGATTGAAAAATCTGTACCATATCCAAAGGTGTGTACTGTAATTTTTGATGAGTTTATTGTGGATAAAGGTCATATAAGATATTTGGATAATGAAGTGGATATTTGGTTAGAATTAATTTCAACAATTTTCCGTAAGAGAAATAATGGCAGAGTTTATATGTTAGCTAATAATATTAGTGAGGTTAACCCTTATTTTACCTATTTTAATATTAAGTTAAAGGAAGGAGAGAGATTCAGCACCTTTAAAGATGGAATAATTGTTGTTGAAAAAAGCACAGATGATGTGTTTATGCAGGAAATGAAAGAAACTAAATTCGGAAAGTTAGTAGAAGGTACGAAATATGGAGATTATGCAATCGAAAATAAATCATTAAGAGATAGCAACACATTTATTGAAAGAATTCCCCTTAAATACTGTACTCCAATTTTTAATATTCTATATAAAAATGAGTATATACAAGTATGGTATTGTAGACGTGATATGGTTTATTATTGTAATAATAAAAAAGTAGATGGAACTGAAACATTTTCTTTGGAAAGTTTAGATCATAACGAAAATGCAATTTTGACTGCCAAACAATTAAAATTTGCTTGTTTAGATGATGTGATAAAGCAGTTCCAAGTTGGGCGAATAAGATTTGAAAATCAAAATGCGAAACATAAAATGTATGATATATTTAAAAAGTTAGGTGTAAGATAATGTTTCACGTGAAACATTTTAGTGTTTCACGTGAAACATTTTTTATTTACAATATTTTTGAATTGCGAACCATAAACTGCTATTCATCAATATAATTGGTCATCGGAATTTTAAGTTTACTTGTATTTCTTGTGCCTATTATTACCAAATCATTTCTACATTCTAGCTCTATTTTTTTATTATCTAGATTTAAGTTGAATAAACTGTAACTTCTCTGATAATTATATATTTCTATGTTATTCATTCTAAACCTCCGTTACTTCATAATAATTTCAAAGTTCTATTTTATAGTATGAATTAAATTAGTAATTGTGAATGTTATTCTTTAAACTCTAAATCTGAAAATACATAACATTCTAAAATTTCACAATGTTCATGTATTTCACAATTCCTACAATCACCATATATTTTATGATGTTCAGCGCAATGGTCTTTTAAAAATTTAAGTGCGTTTGTTGGTGATGGTTTAAAATTACAACATTCTATGTTGACATAATAGTAACAATTATTAGGCTCTAACGTGTTATACATTCCACATAATTTATTATTACATTTTGTTTTCATTGATATTCACTCCTTTTATATTACATTTGCTTTATATTCAAAATATGCATTTTGAAATAATTTAGTGTATTTATTATTAATTTTATATCTTACTTGTCTTGCACTTAAACCAACAATTTCACTTATTTTTATAGTAGTATATCCAAGTAGATATAATTCGCATATTTGTTTATCAATCATATTGGGAATCATACTACATACATATTGTATATATTTGTGTATATCAAAACTACTTTTTGCTATTATTTCTAAACTGATATTTTTATTCTCAGAATTTTCATTTATAGCTGAATCAATTCTATAAATTGAACCGTCATTAAGTTCACCTCGTTTATATGTTTTTAATCCTTTATATAAATCTTTCATTGTACTATCTACTATCAGATGTAACCAATACTCAATACTATAATCTTTATCTCTAACATTCCAATACTTAATAATATATATGTTAACTTCATTAACAAAATCATCAAATTCGTAATTAGTTCTAACTAACCAATTAACATTATTATAGTAAGATTTTTTACACTCCTTTAATAGATTATTTAAAAAATCTTTATTATTATATATTTCATTTATTGACATTTAAATCTCTCCTTTTATACAATATATAGTGTTAAATAATATTTGCCCATCAATAACTGTCTTTTTTCTTATACTCCTATATGCTCCTTTTACCATTTGCAAGCAATCTTTGTCTTTATATATGAATGGGTTATTTTGGTCATTACTTACGTAGCATTTTTCTAATCCATCATTTACTAAGTTTATAAATAATCTATCCTGTGAAGAAATTTCACCAATACATTCATCATTTATGTTACAGTAATTTTCTATGAACCTAAAATATTTAGAATTTATTCCCGATAAAGTCACATGATATGAATAATCTTTGTTTTCATATTTTCCGCCAAAATAAATATATTTCTTTATTCCTATTATTAACATTCTATCGAAATATTTTTCTATTTTCCAAAGCCCCAAATTTCCTGTATAATCAATGTCTATATAATCAATTAAAGCAGATTTTAAAACATCAACATCACCTGTAACATATGCCGAATCTGTATCGCAATATCTCCAATCAATATTTTTCGTATCATTTATTATGTTAAGAACGGTTAATAAATGAACTCTTGAATAGCTTGTAACAAATGAAGCTATAGGGAGGTAAACCCCTTCTGATAATAGTTCAATATTTGAACCGTCTTGTTTGTCAATGACGTCCTCAATGGAGTTTGAATCTGCATTATATTCGTCATGTCTTAATTCAGCAGTTTTATTTTGACCGAATTTTCCATATACTCCATTTAAAATAAGTTTTGCCCACTTTACTAATGCAGTATCTGTAGAAGTTTGTTTTATTCCATAAAATGTTTTAGTAAAATTAGTGAATAATCCATTAGTACAGTTATATTCTTGATAATCTAAAACTTTTAAATTATCGAAACTGTAATTTTCCATGAAATAAATATAGTCTACTGATGTACATGTTATGATACATTTGCTATTATATTCCTTTATCCATGTATCACAATTTTTTAATGATATGTTTGGAATGTTTAGCATATTTTTTGCTATATTCGGTTCTTTATTTGCTTTTATTTTGAATGAATTAACTTGAAATCTGATGATGTATAATTTACCTTCTTTTAGTTTAAAAACACCTTTACAGTTTTTAAAAACTGGCACTCCATATGGTAGTTTAAATGTCGTATATGAGTATGGGAAACTTGAATTAATATCTATTCCCATTCCTTTCTCGTTTATCCAATTTCCAACATCTTTTTTATGATGGAATCTAGTAATTCCCCCACAATATGAGGATATTGCATATTCAAATTCGTCATAATTTAGTGATGGAAATATATTAGAAAACACTTCTTTAGGAGTAAAGTAATTATCTAATATAAATTGTTTTGTTCCTTCTTTTTCTCCAAGTTGCATTAATAATAAATTATATTTCTCAAATAGTTTTTTATATTTACCTTGTTCGCTATTATGAAGCATATATTCTATTTTAGATTTTTTACAAAAATCATAATACTTTTTAGCAAGTTTATGGAGTGTATGGTTTTTATTGTCTAATGATATAATTATATCCTCTAGTAATTTATCTTTATAACATGCCAAAGCCATTGATGAAGTTGTTAATTTTTCAGTATGAGTGTATTTCCCACTAAACACATACTCTATAATTAAATCACATAAACAGTAGACATCATTCCACATATATAATAATTCATTTTCTGAATAATTTCTATGTCCATAATCTCTAAATATAGAATAATCTAAATCATTTTTATTCATTTTTAGAGATGTAAAGCCTTCAACATTACCTTTTAAATTACCAGGTAATTTCTTACTCATATCCAAAATTGTCACTCTTTTAATACCAATGTTTTTACCGCTTTTAACTTGACCGAATTGAACATCTAATTTATATATCTTTCCGTTTCTTGAAATTTTAGAATAAACGAATGTATCAGAAGTATTTAGTTTTATATTTTCTTGTTTATATAACCCTTCATATTCTTCTATTTCTGTAATGTTTGGAATATATTCTTTTAAGTTATATTCTTTAATTGCAAAGTTTAGTAAATTATTAACATCATATTCAGCATTGAAAACATACATTTCGTAACGTTGATTATCAGAATTTACTATATATTCCCAAAATAGTTTTGGGTGGGTGAATATATTCATTTTTCTATCTGACGGTTTAGTAAGTTTTAATTTACTATCATATGCAGTTTTCTTTCCGAATTCCATTAATTGAGTAGCATATGTTATACAACGCTCGTTTTTATAGTTTGTATTTTCAGTATCTAATGCACATATTACAGTATCTTTGATGTGTGATTTAGAAACATTATTACATTTTATAAGTGTTTCGTCATATATAATTTTATCTAATGAAAAATTGTTTAAATATTCGATACTGTTTTCCATAAATTTTAATTCCCTTCTTTTATTCTATAAGTCTAACATGATTTATTAAGTTGTTTTTATTAGATTTGGTTATGTCGCTCATTACTGATTCGGTTAATTCTCTATTATTAAACGACTTTAATGCTGATTTATATATAAGATAAAATGCGTTATCCATTTTAACTGATATGATATTAAATAATTTTTGTACTCCTAAAAAGTCTAATGTTGATAATTTAGTTTTTAGTGTTCTTTCATTTTCTTTAGTAAAATTAAGTCCTTCAATTTCAATTAAATTTTTTATTTCTTTCATTATATACTCCGAATTTTTTGAGTTGTCGTTTGCTGACTTTAAATTCTTTAAATCTTTTTGTAACGCTTGAATCTCATTTTTTAACCACTTTTCAGGTTTAACGCCATTCATTTCAGCCAATTTATGAACTTCTAATAATGACGGTAATTTTGTACTTGCTATTTCATAAGAAATATTTTTCCCAAGTACAGCTTTTTTGCCATGTAAGAAACCTTTGATAAATGATTTATCATATCCTTCCAACATTCCTGTTACTGCATTTTTTCTTTGTTCTTGAATTTTAGAAAGTGATTCATATAATTTAGAAATTTTATTTGAACCTTTCATTTCATTATTTATTATTTTTCTGTCGTAAACATTTCTTATTGTTTGTTGGTATCTTGCAATATCTTTTTTAGTTGCATTTCCATTTTCTAGTTTTTTAGGTAATTTACGTCCTAACGCTAAATATCTTTCTGTTATTATTTTACTTGCTTGTTTTGTCGTTTTAGTTTCAAAGTTTATTCTTTCAAAACTTGCTCTTTCTTGTTTTAGAGTTCTTGCCATTCCCGTTCCCCCTAGAATGATTATTTGTAATTTTCTTCTATAAACTTTTTAAAGTTTTTATAGTTTCCATGTGCTAAACCTCTGTTATAACAATAAAGATTATATCCAATCCATTGTATTTGGGTTTTCATTTTTATTGATACCATTTTTATTTTTCTCCTTTATACCTTTTAATAATTCAGCTTCGTATTTAGAATATAATTCGTTATATTCGCTTGTCCAGTAATCACATTGACTTTTTATTTGAAGTGATGTTGTAATTTGAATCATTGAATATATGAAATCTAATCTTGATTCTATTTCTGATAACCTCATATTTATTCCCCCTATAATTTTGGTATTTTATTTAATAGATATTGGACTATTGAATATAGTCCAATACTTATTAGTATTATTTGTGTTAATTGTTCCATTTTTTATTACCTCCTTATTTGTAATCACCTAAATGAAGTAATAAATTGTCTTGTATTCTGTATAGGATTGATAATACTTCCTTTGAGTAGTCGTTCGGTAACTCTGCTATAAAACAGTCTATACATTTAGCTATATAACTTCTATCAACGTTATTATTTAGCATAAAAACTACCCTTTCATTAACTAAATCTAAAACTTCCTTTTCTTTATTTGTCATGTTTAAATCTCCTTTCTATAAAGTGTGATTAAATAACCACACTTATTACATCTATTAAATTTTCTATATCTTTAATTGTGCTATTTGCTTTGACTCTTATTAACACTCTGTCATTATAAGTTGTGTTTATCTTTAAATCTCTGCATAATTCACAAAATTGTTTGCTTTTATTTTCATCAGAAAATACAATTTTCATTAATTCATTTACCTTATTTATTAAATCTTTTTTCTTCATTGTTAAATCCTCCAATTTTCTCATTCATTACTATACTTATATTATACTAAATAATATAAATTATGTCAACTTTATTTAATGATTATTTGTCACTTTTTTGATAAAATTCTAATAATAATTTTTCGATAAATAAAACCTATTATAATTTATCCATAATTTCAACTAGGAAGATAACATTTATTAATCATGTAACACGTATGTGTTATGTAGTATCAGATACCGCTTAACATATCATGGTGGGGAAATTGGT